GAGATAGCCAAGCTTATTAATCAGAGAAGCGGGTGCATTAATAAACTGAATGATGAGAGTAGGCACTTGACTGAATATACCTATTTATGGACAGGTTTTATTCCAAAGTTTGATATTAACTACATGCATAAGCTACTGGAACGAATTACTGCTGTGGATAATGAACTTGTGCAGACAGTAAACGAATTCAACAGTTACTGTCAGGATGCAGGCGAACCACCTATTGAATTCAGATTGTCACCTTGTAATTCAGATTGTGAGTACGGCAGAGCAGGCGTAGTTATCGGTACGGACTAATTACCATCGCATAGCCCTCTTAGTTGAGGGCTATTCAATGTTAATGAGTAAGGAACCAAGACAATGGCACAAAAGAAAATCCGGCTCACTGATGAGCAAAAGGTTCTCTTTGATGCCTTAACTCCACTACAGCAAAAATTCGCAATGGGTATCCTGAAAGGGTTAAACCAAGTCGATGCTTATCGTAAGGCGGGAGGGAAGGCAGAAAAGGAGTCTGCCCGAACTCAGGCAAGTCGAATGATAACATTTGATAACGTCAAAACCTTTCTCGCTGTCATGAACCAAGAAGCCGTTTCTGATGCCGTTATGAGCCGTCAGGAAGCCTTAGAGCGACTTTCCACGATGGGTCGTGTTTCTCTCCATGATATTGCTGAATTCCGTAACAGTCAGATAGGCGAAGACGACGAGGGTCAGCCTGTATTTCAAGCCTCATGGCAATTCAAGGACTCAGCCTTACAGAACCCCGCAGCCCTGAGCGCCATTTCAGAACTGACCACCGGCAAGGACGGTATCAAGCTGAAACTGCATGACCCGAAAGCCGCCATTCGGCAACTGGCTGATCTGATGGGCTGGGATGCACCGAAGAAGACGGAGCTGACGGGTGCTAATGGTGGGCCTATTCAACACACAGATTTAACAGAGGAAGAACTGGAAGATCGCCTGCGGGAGCTGGGATATGGTCGTAACAAATCACAACTATCTGAAAAATCTACAGACACTTGAGGCCTATAAACAGCTTGCCATTAAAAAGGCGCGGGACGGTCTTCTCGATTTCACTTTATACACCAACCCACAGTATGAAACGGGGTGGTTTAATGAATTACTGTTTGCGGAATTGGATCAGTTCCTGATTGAAGCCGAAAGCGGGCTGATGCCTCGATTGATGATATTTGCCCCTCCGCGCTCCGGTAAAAGCGAAGCCGCATCAAGACGCTTCCCTGCGTATGTATTGGGTAAACATCCTCATTGGAATGTCATCGCATGTTCATATTCATCTGACCTCGCTAATCGCATGTCTCGTGACACACAGCGCATTATTGACTCAGAACGGTATATAGACATATTTCCCAACGTCAGGCTGAACGGAACAAATATCCGAACGATGGCGGGGGGTGCCATTCGTACCGCTGAACTATGGGAAACAATGGCAGCGGATGGTCGATTGCATGGCGGGGCATACCGTGCGGCAGGTGTGAATGGAGGCATTACGGGTCAGGGAATGAATATTGGTATCATTGATGACCCGGCAAAAGACTACAAAACCGCCTCGTCGCCGGTGTATCAAACAGCAGTGATTGACTGGTATGACACGACATTTTTCACCCGTGCCGACCCGAAGATAAACGGCATCATCATTATTCTCACGCGCTGGCATCAGAATGACCTCGCAGGGCAATTGCTCAAACTGGCTGAGGAAGGGGGCGAGCCATGGCGGGTAGTCAGTTTCCCGATGGAAGCCGAAAAGGAAGAAATTCACATTCTGAATGGTAAGACATACAGCTTAAGAAAGCCCGGTGAAATTCTCTTCCCTGAACGTATGCCGCGTGATTTCGTTGATAAATGTAAACAGCGTGGATCTCTTGTCTGGAACGCTCTCTACCAACAGCGTCCCACAGCAAAAGGTGGCGGCCTTATCAAATCGGAATGGTTTGGTGAGTATAAAATCCTCCCGCCTATTCGCTGGAGTGCCGTCTATGGTGATACGGCTCAAAAGACCAAAGAGGCTAATGACTTCTCGGTATTTGAACTATGGGGGCTGGGTGAAGATGGCAAGGTCTATCTGATTGATATGATCCGTGGCAAGTGGGAATCAAAAGAACTCAAGCGCCGTGCTGTCGCGTTCTGGGTGAAATGCAAGGCCAGAAAAGATATCGGTTCCTTGGTGTCTATGAAGATAGAAGATAAAGCCAGCGGCACCGGATTGATTCAGGAAATCCAGACGGACGCCCTGTGTCCTGTGATACCCATTCAACGTGATAAAGATAAGTTTACCCGATTAATGGATGTTCAAGGCTACATTGAGTCGGGATACGTGTATCTGCCACATGAAGCGGAATGGATTAACGATTTCCTCACTGAGATGGAAGCCATCAGCCCTGATTTCAATACGCACGATGACCAGTTAGATCCCATGATGGATGCGATCTCGGATATGAAGTCGGGTGAGCTGGGGACATGGGCTGCACTCGGCAAGTAATACTAGAAAATTGCATAAATGCGTCGTTCACTTCAAAAACACCGCGAAATGATTTTTGTGTTTTTGATAACAAATCAGTAACAAATAAAAGGCATTGAATCGGGAAGAAGATTTGTGCTTTTACGGGTTTTGATACCCAATTTAACTGAACCAAAAATCGGATATGCGCCTAACAACCATTATGTTAAACAAGACCGTTTTTTAACAAATTATCTATGAGGTAACAATGGCCCGTAAAAACCGCCGTAACGGCGCAAAACCGCCCGTTAGGACTACTGACGGGTACAATAACCTGACTGCAAAACTGGGTGGATATACCGCCAATATCCAGACGGGTGGGACATATTTGCCCGGCTATATCTCCCGCAACAGAGTCCAAATTGAGTTTGCCTATCGCAGTTCATTTCTGGTGGGTGCCGCCGTGGATGCGATGGCGGATGACATGACCCGCAAGGGGATATCGATCAGCTCAAAAATGAAACCGGATGCCAAGGGTCAACTGGAAAAATTCTGGGAAGATGTCGGTCTTTGGGATGAGTTAAATAACACACTGAAATGGTCGCGTCTCTATGGGGGTGCGTTGTTAGTGCTATTGATTGATGGTCAGGATATGGCGACTGAGTTAAACCCTGAAACCATTAAAGAGGGACAATTCAAGGCCGTCATGTGTCTAGATCGCTGGATGGTTACTCCTGCTTATAATGACCTCATTAATGAGTATGGCCCGTACTTCGGCAAGCCACGATTCTATAAGGTCGTCGCTAATCAGCAGGGCGTACCTGACTGGAATATCCACCATTCCCGTATCATTCGCATGGATGGCGATAGTCTGCCATTCCAGCAAGCCCGGACTGAAAACGGCTGGGGGATGTCCGTAGTGGAGCGTGTTTTCGAACGGGTTCAGGCATTTGATACCGCGACAGTCGGCACGACGCAATTGATACACAAGGCGCATTTACGCACCTACAGCATTAAGGGATTGCGAACGGTTCTCGCCGCCGGAGGTGATGCAGAAAAAGGCTTGTTGAGACACATGGACATGATCCGTGAACTCCAGACGATTGAAGGTATGACCCTCATGGATGCGGACGACGAATTTCAAACACACAGCTATTCATTCGCCGGTATTGCCGATGTCATCTTGCGGTTCGCGGAACAGGTCTCGGGTGCGACGGGTATTCCATTGGTGCGTCTGTTCGGTCAATCCCCCTCGGGATTCAGTACCGGAGATGGTGACCTAGAAAACTACTACAGCCGCGTTAACACGTTACAAGAGCGTCGATTGCGTCGTCCTCTTCGTTGGCTGCTGGATATCTCGCATCGTTCCTTGTTCGGTGAACCCCTGCCGGATGATTTCACCTTCGAATTTAACAAGCTATGGGAGATGTCGGATACCGACCGCTCCACGATGGCAAATAACGTCGCCAGTGCACTCAGTACGTTGGTGGACAGGCAGATATTACCGCTACACGCCGCCATGGCTGATTTGAGAAATCTGGCAGATGTGATTGGGATTGGAGGGTCAGTTACCGATGAGGACATCGAGGAAGCAAAAACGCAGTGGGAGGAGCCTGAACCTGAAACCAGCCCTCCGCCGCCGCTCGGAAATCCATTACAACAAAAGCCTGTTGGAGATAGTCAACCGGATAAACCAACTCATAACCGGTTCATACGATGGTTCTCAGGCGAGCGCTGACCGTGTTGCGGGTCATCTCATTGAGTATTCACAGGTCATTAGTGATTGGGCGGAACAGGTCGGTCGCCAAATGTTCTCACAGGTCGAGAGTGAGGAATGGCACCAGTGGCGCTCCGTCTCTGAACAAATATCCGAGGGGTTACGGGATGTGGTCGGTAACACTCCGGTGGGTCAGGTGGCACAGGATATTGTCTATCGCCAAATCCAGCTAATGAAGTCGCTACCTCTGGAAGCCGCTGATCGTGTCCGTGAGATTCAGGACAGGGCGATTCAAGCCGTGATTAATGGTGAACGGCCAGACGAACTTTACCAAATGATCATGCAATCCGGTGAGGTCGCAGCCAGTCGAGCGAGAATGATTGCCCGTACTGAGATAGGCCGAGCCACAGGTGCATTGACACAGGCCAGAGCCTTATCGATTGGCTCAGAAGGTTACTGGTGGCGCATTGAAGGCGCAGGCACTCGTCCATCACACAAGAGGATGCGGGATAAGTTTGTTCGATGGGAAGACCCGCCAACGCTGGATGGCATGACCGGCCATGCGGGATGCCTCCCTAACTGCAAATGCTGGGCTGAGGTTCATGTACCCGCACCGAGGAGATAAAAATGAATTATACCTACTACACCTATTACGAAGGTTATGACTGTAATGGCAATGTCATTTTTAATGGCAATAGCGGATTCGTTACTAAGTCAGATCCGGCAAATCAAAATAATGTTAACGCGCATGTCGACTGGTTACTCAAAGATACCAAGGACAAAGATAACGAAGTTGTCCGAGTTGTAATAAAACATATCACCAGACTATAAGCCGACCTTCAGGCGGCTTTCATTGTCCGTCATTCGGCAGGTAACTCATGAAATACTTTTTCACCACGAAACTGGGCGAGACCCGCTATGAGATGGCGGATGGCTCCCTGCTCTGCAAAGACGTCCCCATTGCCCGTACAGGAACGCAAACTTATTTACCGGAAGAAATCGACCTTGAGCCGGATGTGAGTGGATTGGTCACAGTCTACCGCACCGAGGATGAGGTTTTCTCACCGGAAACGATGGCGTCATTCGAAGGGGTGGCGGTCACGCTGGAGCATCCCGAGGACAAAGACGGCAATATTGTCTTCGTCAACCCCGCCAACTTCTCCGAACTGGCGCATGGTCATATTCAGAATGTCCGGCGCGGAGAGGGCGATAAAACGGATCTGCTGGTGGCTGATGTGCTGATAAAGCGGCAGGAGGCTATCGATGCGGTCAAGTCAGGTATGACGGAAGTGAGCTGTGGTTATGATGCCCAGTACAAACAGATTTCCCCCGGCAAGGGGAAACAATACCAAATCACCGGAAACCACCTCGCCATTGTTGACGATGGCCGTGCAGGTTCCCGTTGTTCAATCGGGGATGCTGCCCCAACCCGTAAAAAGGAGACTCACGCCATGTCATGGCTGAAAAATTTGGCTCAGGCCATCAAAACAAAAGATGATAATGCATTGCAAAAACTCATCGACGAAGCACCGGAAATTCCCTCTGATGGCATGACCTCCATTCCGGGCGTCACCATCAATATGAATACCCCTGCACAGGCTACATCACTCCCGCCAACAGAGCGGACAACCACCGACGACACACCGAAAGAGCAGGAAAAGCCGACGGGTGATGACGCTATCCCGGAATGGGGCAAGGCGCTGATAGCTAAGGTTGAGGAATTGACCAGCAAAACGGCAGACACCGGCGCCGAAGATCCGGATAAAAAAACCGGTGATGAGGATGCAGAAGAGGATGCGAAGGTCACGGGTGACGCCGCTTATCGTCGCAACCTCATTGCAGATGCTGAAATCATCTCCCCCGGCTTTAAACCCACCGGGGATAAGGGGCTGAGACGGCAGGTGCTGAATCATGCCATCCGTACAGGCGACAGTATCTACCTGAAATCGTTTGGCATTCAGGATTACAGCAAGGTGCCAAAGGCCACTGTAGACGCCGTATTCAGCGGTGCTGTCGCGGTGAACAAGGCAAAGAATCACATTCAACCCCCAACCCAGACGCGAGACAACGCCGCTCGCCTCAATACTCCGGCAGAACTGAATAAGCAGTACGCCGAATTCTGGAAACGCAACCCATAAGGTAACAACAATGGCAGGAACAGCATATCTCACCCGCATGCCAATGGGCATCAGCGGGGCGGTCACCCGTTTGCGCGATTTGACCACCGAAGCAGCCATTCTCGACACGGCGAAAGTCTTTACGCAGTACGGGCTGGTGGGCAAGTACCACGGTGATCAGTTTGTCCCGCTGGAAGACGGCGACAGTGCCGAGCAGATCGCCGGTATTCTGGTTCGTCCCTATCCCGTCCAGTCACAGGCTGATATCGCGCATTTGGGCGTCACGGCCGGTATTACGGGCGACATACTGAAACGTGGCTACATGACAGTTACAGTGAAAGGCTCGGCTGAGAGCGCCAAGAAAGGGGCAAAAATCTATGTCCGAGTAGCAGGTGCCAGTAAAGATAGCCCGCTGGGTTCATTTGTACTAACCCCCGACACAACCGCGACAAACACCCCTGAATTACCCAAGGCTCAAATCATGGGATCGGGTGATGCATTGGGCACGATTGAAATCGCCTACAACATTTAAGGAACGCTATGTTTACTATTGATAAAGCCACCAAGGACTCCACAGGTATATTCCTGATTGGCGAGCTGGAGCGTCTCGATCAGACGTTGAATTTACCGCTGGTCTCCTACAAGTGGTCACGTGACATGCCATTGCGCAGTGATGTGTCAATTGCGGATGAGGTGAGTTCATTCACCAACACCGAACTGGCCGCAACGGGCGGCGTTAATCCGAGCGGTAAAAACTGGATTGGTAAAAACTCGACCGCCATCCCCGGCATCAGCCTGAACATTGATAAGACTCCGCAACCATTGACATTGTGGGGGATGGAAATCGGCTGGACGCTACCGGAACTGGCCTCCGCTCAACAGGCTGGTCGTCCTATCGATTCGCAGAAATACGATGCCATGCAGTTGAAATTTAACATGGATGTTGATGAGCAGGTCTATATCGGTGATGCTGATTTGGGGATGACCGGATTGTTGAATCTGATTCAGGTTACACCCCGTGCCGCCGCCGCATCATGGACGAAGAATACCAAGCCGGACGATATCGTTGCTGATATCAACATCGTTTTAACTGATGCGTGGGTGTCATCCGGTTATGCACTATGCCCCCGTAAAATTGGACTGGCACCGGAATTGTTCGGATTGCTGGCAACCATGAAGGTTTCTGATGCAGGCAATATCTCCGTACTGGAGTATGTGAAGATCAACTGCATCGCATTCCAAGAGAACGGCTCACCACTGGAAATTGTTTCTATAAAGTGGGCATCAAAACGGGGGGCTGGTGGTGCACATCGCATGGTGGCCTATACACAGGAAGAGAAATATATCCGTTTCCCGCTGGTGCCATTGCTGAACACCCCGCTGGAATACCGTGGACTGCATCAGTTGACCACCTACTACGGGAAATTGGGGCAGGTAGAAGTGCCATATGCGAATACCATTGCGTATCTGGACGTTCCTGTAGCTTAATTCATGGCGGGTTAGCCCGCCTTTACTGAGGTTCCTATGAAATATCTCGTATCGAATACGGCAATCCTGAATTTTGTCGATGGCACTCAGGTAGAGCTTTATCCGGGTATTCACAGCTTTACCAAGGAAGTCGTTAACCATTGGGCATTCGCAGCCCACGCGCAGCCCATTGATGAAAATGAGTTGAAGCAAAAGGATTCAAATGCTCCCTCTTCTCTTAAAGCAGAGATCAAGAAATTGACTGCTGAGAACGAAGGGCTTAAGGCTCAACTCGAAACTAAGGACGCGACCATTTCAGCACTGAATAATTCCTTGGAAGAAATGAAGACTAAGGTTAAGCCTAACGAAACTGACACGAAAGAGAAGCCGGAGGCTGACAATGGCAAAAAACAGTCTTCTGCCGACAGTTAAGCAATTCCGCACTGACTTTCCTGAATTTACCGACAATACCCGCTACCCCGATGCCGCAATCCATTTCTATCTTGGACAGGCTGATACTGTGCTAGACCAAGACAGGCACGGCGATCAGTTTATCTATCTGGCTGAACTCTTCACGGCGCATTACGTCGAGTTGAAAGGTAAGGCTGTTGCCTCTGTCAGTGGCGTGAATACAGCGGGGGGTGGTGTAGTGACCTCGAAATCCGTTGATAAGGTTTCAGTGGGTTATGACACGTCAGGGATTATCAATCCCGATGCGGGGTTCTGGAACAATACCGCCTACGGACGGGAATTTTACTGGTGGTGGTCAATGTTCGGCGCAGGGGGGAGACAACTATTATGAGTGGATTGAAGATCCGTTCGGACAATGCCGGGGCAGTACTGGCTGCTCTCCATCGTCTTTCTCAAATGGATGTGCTGGTGGGTATCCCGTCCAGCAAAGCCCACAGGGATGGCGAGGAGCTGAATAACGCAGAAATCGGCTACCTGCAATCAACCGGTGGCACGGTTCGGTTAGGCGGGAAAACCGTCACCCTTCCCCCCAGACCGTTTCTTGAGATGGGTATAGAAGACACTAAACCCATTACCACCGAGCACCTTAAGGCAGCGGCAGATTATGCCATTGAAGGCAAATTCGACGCGGCTCAACGGGAACTGGAAAAAGCAGGCATGGTTGCCATGAACGGGGCAAAGAAAGTGATTGGTGATGGCGATCGGCTTCATCCTCTCTCGGAAGCGACTTTACATCGGCGTAAACAGAAAGATGTTCCCGGCGAGAAACCGCTGTATGACACAGGCAGCCTGATGAAATCCATCACGTATGTGGTCAGAAACAAGGGGGAATAATGCCATTTCTTGATGTATCCGAGGTGCTGTCTGACCCTGATTTTTGCGATACCTCGCTGGTGTGTCAGCGCAATGTACAGACGGTGGATGATGATGGTTTCGCTGCTAATACCCCACAGAACATCAGATTTTCTGGGGTGGTCACCGTAGACCGTTCGCTGGAGGCGCGGCGAATGGAGGCCGGACAGACTATCAGTGGCGCTATCCTGATTGTGACCCCGTATCGGTTAACGCAGGGGCAGCCCGGGCTGGATGCCGATATAGTGATTTATCAGGGCAGAAAATACCGGGTGACTTTTGTTGATCCGTACACGGCATACGGGGCGGGATTCGTTCAGGCTCATTGTGAGCTGATGAATTTTGACGGAGGGACACCCATTGAATGACAGTACAACGCCGGGGTATCTGACACCGACTAGTACCCCTCCTGATTACGATGAAGCACTGGAGCGGGAACTCAGCAAATGGATACGGGCATTATCGGGTTTACCCGTAAAAACCGTACTCCCGCGCTGGGCAGATCCGCAACCGAAAATACCCCCGGCAGGCAGTGACTGGTGCGCATTTGGGATAACAGATATCCGTGAGGATGATAACCCGGCCTCTATACAGGTGAGCGGTAATCATAATGCGCAATGGTCACACGAAACCCTCAGTCTCATTTGCTGTTTTTATGGCCCATCCGGTCAGCGAAGAGTAACCCAGTTCCGTGATGGCCTGTTCATCACCCAAAATAATGATGAATTATCCCGTGCCGGACTGACCTTTCAGCAATGCAGCCGGATCATTCCCGCGCCTGAACTGATTAACAACCAATGGCAGCGCCGCTATGACGTAACGGTGACGTTACGCCGCAAAATCGTGCGCGAATATGGCATTAAGTCGCTGGTGGAAGCACCGGTTAAATTCTTTGGAGACTAAACCCTATGCAGGGCTTACCTATTTCTAACATTGTTAACGT